CCCATTGGATAAGTTCAGGTAAATTCATTTCTTTTTCAATTTTGATTTTCATTGTTTCCGCCCTTTTAAAATAAAGTTAGTTGCTTCTGTTCCTCATATTCCAAATCACTTTGCTTTATATATGTTTCGAGCTCTTCCGCTGTATCAAATGTCTTTTTCACGCCTTGCCAACCTGGTACGATATGCCCATGAAAGTAATAAGTGCCATTCACTACATGGATATGTGCCACTCGTTCGTTATCCTGATACAAATATCTCTTAGAGCCGAAAAATTGGTTTAAGTATTCTTTACGTGCGCTATCGGTTTTAGGCATTTATACTTACCGCCACTTCTTGAACATTTGGTTATAAGTGACATCGAACCAGTACGGATCACGTGAATGTTTTTGAGGTACATTAAACAAATGTGGCTTCTTTCTTCTTAGCTCAGCTTCTTTACGTCGTTGCCTAGCCATTTCACGCTCTCGCTCCAAAGTTTTTGTTATTTGTATTTCTCTATAGTCGTTTAGCTTCATGCCGAAAGGTGCATCGATTGCTTCCGACATCTCCCAACCCTTCGCAACTCTGTTTCTAACTATTTCAGGCGTGAGCCCTTTCTTTTTCATCTGCTCATTTTCATATTCAGTGTATTTAGAAGGGGGTTTTTCTTGTGGTGGCGCAATAAGCGCATCGCCCGTTAACCCTTTTGCTATTCTGTAATTAAGTAGTCCTTTGCTTAGGTTGTACTTTTTAACTATTTCGCTAACAGTCATCATTTTGCCGTCAACCTTTACTTTCTTAGGCTTTACTACATTTTGTATTAAATCTTTCCCCCTCGCCCCTCTGTCGTACCTAGTAATCAATGTCGATACTTTGATATCGTACTTATCCGATACATCAATAAGCGTCATCAATTTACCGTCTATTCTCACTTTCGTTTTTATGCCCGCCATTTATTCCACCTCTACATTTACATTTCTAATTTTTAAATTGTCATACTCTAGTATTTCGTCAGGATTGTTATATAAGTAATCTGCCAGCGATTCTTTTTCTTTATCCACATCATCAAAATACTGATATTCAACTTCTGTAGGTATCCTTATATCAATCGTTGCGTTTATATATGCTTGTTGTTGCATTAAATCACTTCATTTCTCTTTTTCTTTTACGTCTGACTTTCACTAAGTCTTCATATGCTATCCATTCTTGACCTGTGTATTTAGGCGCTTTACATATCCACGTTAAATTCACATCTCTATACTGATATCTGAATATCTTCGCTTTGATGTTGGCAACTTCAGTCGCCTTACCTTTAACGCCTACAACTTCAACCAGTTTGCCATCCTTCCACAAAGAGAAATCAGCTATATACGTAATCGGTCTTTGTTTCCCAAATTTAGGTTGTAGTTCGAATTTCGGTTGTATTTCTATATGGTCATAGTTAGTACCATTCATATTACTTTCTAAATATTGGTAATATTCACACTCTACTTTGCTATCAAATACAATTCCTTTGTACTCAACTTTCTTAGCGTTGTATTTACTCATCGTCCACCTCTAAATATCAAATATCGTTGCTTGTAAACCTAGCTCTTGCTCATATAGAAGTCCGTGAGCGCCTTTAAATCGTTTTAGGTCACTATCAGTCATAATTTTCTTTTCGTCGCTAAAATGGGCTCCTGTGAGCGAATAAACTTCATTTACGTTGTCTTTATACTTGATGACTTTGATATCTTCCGTGCCATCTTCTCGGTATAAGTAATATTTTTCTTTCGGCATTTTTAACACTCCTTAATATTCGACGATAGCGGGGCGTGTGTGACGTTCTGCAAGTTTTTGGATAAATAGGTCATATAACTTGTTTTCGTCTCCCTGTGCCTCGTCTATGAGTTTCTGAGCGTACACATCTGAACACTCAAGTTTAGTTTTTAAAAATTCTTTGGTAATCATAGTTTTAAACCTCTAGTCCTGTAATCTTGACCGTCCATCTTGATAAGCGTTGTGTTGCTCATGATTCTGCTGAATATACGTTGTAAGTCTTTGTTTTTTGTCATTTCTTTTTCGTCCAAGTTGGTAGTAAAAATGTTGTGTTTGCCTATTCTACTTTCGATAAGCTCGAACATCTTACTAGTAGCGAATTCATTCATGTTAATACCGTAATCATCGAATACCATCAAATCGACATCGCTTATAATTTGAGCCAATTCCTGTTCGGTCATAGCAGTTTGGTTGTTATAAGTGTTTTTAATTGTTGATATCAATTGAGGTACATTCATATATAGCACTGTGTAGCCTTTAGCTTTTACCGATTTAACAATGCTCATAGATAAGTGTGATTTACCTGTACCGAATGAGCCTTGAATTAGTAGCGATTGTTTATTATCTAACGTGAAATTGTTTGCGTAACGTTCACATAAGTTTTTTGCATACTCTAGTTGGCTATTAGTTGGATTGTAATTATCAAACGTTGCTTTCGTTAGATCTTCGTTCATTATCGATTGTTTAAATATGCGTTCTGCTTTTCTACGTCTATTTCTCTTGTGATAGTTTTCAGTTGATTGTTTGGCGAACTCTATCATTTCGCAGTCACAACCATGTTTGAATTCTGAACCGTCATCAAATTTGTAATAGTCGTACTTACGTCCACAGTTCTCGCATTTCAAATCAAATGCTTGTTCAATGATTTGCTTCTTCAAAGTTGGTTTCTTTGCTAAGTTCTGGAATGGTTCCACTTTCTCACTCCTTTAAAACGGTAAATTTTCTATACTTGATTGCGATGCACGCTGGAATACATCTATATATTGATTAGATTCGTTATTAATTTTCGCTGTTTGGTTTTTATAATTATCAAAGTTTCCACTAAATAACGTTTTAGGTCGCAAATACTCATCCATTTTCGGATTGCCTTTCCATTGGGCAGTCATGTTATCAATAACTGTAAAGAAATCTTCTTTTGAATTATCTTCGTTAAATCTAGCTTGTATTAGTTTTTGATTAGCTTTAGATTTATGGCTAAACTTCTTCCCAGTCTTTTCGTTAAGATAATCAATAATCTCTTTATATGGGATGCGTGTCGGGTTGCCCGACAATATATCTATTCTATTTATATTGTTATTACTTGTATTATTAATACTTGTATTATTCTCTTTAACATTTGTGATAATAGGGGTATTAACAGAATTGTTAATAGGGGTATTATCATTTGTGTTAATAGGTCTTATCATTTCTGTTAAGGGGTATAACTTTCTTTGTTTAATTTCATTACCGTTTCTAATGATTTCAACATGTAAATATCCACATTCTTTTAAGTTGGCTATACGGCGTGATACGGTAACTTTTGTCACTTCATATAGTTTCGCAAAGTAACCATTACTTGCTGTGCAGTATCCGTACTTGTTACTTAAAGACGTTATTTCTGCAAAAAGTAGTTTTTCACTGTCAGTAAGTCGATTATCATATCTGACATTTGCTGTAATTATTGAGTAGTAACTTGGTTGATCAGTCATATCGATTCCCCTTTCTGGTATAATTTTTCTGAATGCTTTTGCATCAGATTGGAGGTGAAATATAATGTATAAGGACTATTCTTCGTTAGTACAATTCCAGTTAGACAAAATTACTAAAGTGCCTGATATTAAAGTAAACATACCTACTCCGACTCTAAAACTGGCTGATATCGAGCATTTAACAACTCTTAGTCGCACTATAAATTCTTTGGAGCACCAAATTAAAGTTGCTACAAGTTTTTCTAACAGCTCTTACCTTAGAAAAAATATTGAGATTGCTCGTAAAATTTCAGAGCGTACTTCCGTTATTCAAAATTCACCTAAGTTAAATATAGAGAAGATAAAAAGCGCAACCGAATTAAAACCCATTAATATAAAAATACCTGATTTTTCAAAGTCATTATTTTCTGAAGAAACCTCTGACTTTGTTAAAAAATCGATAGATGTAGATAGTAAAACTATAGATACGACTTTCAATCTTTTGCGTTACGAATATGTCAAAAACACGCTTATTAACGCTAAATCTATCCGTCGGATCGAATGGGAACCTGTAACGGCTGGGTTCAGAGAATACATGACACAAATACAAACCTATAATGCTCAATGTGATTCTAATCAGGACAAAGAAATCCAAAAGTTATCACCTCAGCTTTCTTTATTAATATCGTCATTATTTCAAAGTAGTTTATTTGAAGATTTAAAGCCTTTTATAACTTTTCTTGCAAATGAACTTTTACCTTTTATGCCTCCCGGAATTCGAAACACTATGTTGTTAGCTATAATTTTTGTGGCTGCTTTTAACAAGTTGGATAAAGACTAATTTTGAATTATTGGTTTTGTTTATCACATTCCTAATCTCTTCCGCCAAGATTACGATTAGGAGTGTATTTTTATTACTCTTAGTCTATTCATTCATTTTTCTCTCCTTTCAACATTTTGTTTAATCTCTCATCAACTTTTATCCACGAGTCATGCAAGTGATATTTATCATCAAATGACTTAACACCCATCTGATGTTGCTCGTTGTGATGTTCGCGACATAACGCTAATACATGTTTGTCGTAGTGATTCATCTTGTTTCTGTTCATGCCTCTACCTACTGCTTCATAATGTGCTAGGTCAGCGTGAGGCTTTCCGCATATTACACAGTTGCGGTTGATTGTAGCCCAATATAATAGTGCTTTATCTTCGCTTAACAACTTGCTTGTTTCTATGCTCATAGGTATTTGATGATGAAACATAAACGCTATAATCAGTTCTATTAACTCCCTTGCAACTTTCATAGAACAGTCTCTCAGACTTATTTCTTCATAACCTTTCATAATTTCCAACTCTGTTTGTAATAATTTTCTAGTTGATTCCACTGGTTCGCCCCAGTGAAGTTCTATATCTCTACACATTGCGAATATTTTTTTGCGTTGTTCTACGGATAACTTTTTATTGTCCGGAACCTCTACTTCTGCTTTTAGTGGATATCCGTTTTCTAGCAAGTCAATGTGACTTTGTTCAAGTCCAACACCAGTAGCAACGACGGAATAAGTACCGTCATTGTCTTTCTGGTATCTTGTAATGTATTGCATTTAAACCACGTCCTAGAACGGTAAATCATCATCACTGATTTCTATTGGACCATTAGCATTAGCGAATGGGTTTGATTGTTGACTCATTGGCGTCTGTTTCCCATTTGCTTGCTGTTCTCTTTGTTTCATCTCGTCAGTTTTAGGTTCTGGTTTATTAACTACTTCATCATCTTTATTCCAAACTTTTACATACGAGAGTCTTACAAAGTATTTACCTTGTTCCTCGTTAAATTTATTTTTAAGTACAATAGTTCCGATTTTGTTAATTAATTGATCTGTGTCAAAAGTTAAATCTGGTAAGTTCAATTTAATTCCTAATCTACTAAGTAACTCGATATATTGTTTTTCTTGATAATCTTGTTGGAATGGTGGGACGAATTGGTTGTGTTTGTATTGTTTACCTTCGTTGTTTTCAAAAACAATCGTGAAGTATCTGTTTTCTCTGTCGTTAAACTCGACATTTGCAACTTCTACTGTAAATTCTCCAGCTCCTAAAAAGTCCCCACCTTTCATGAATGCCTCTTGATTAGTTTCTTGAATGTATTGTGTTCTACCAGTGATTTTCATAATTTTTATACCGTCCTTTTTAGTTTTTTATTAATTTCCGTTTTGTGCCATATCTATAATTTTTGAAATTGAAGCATTTTTAATACCTGGATTATTGATTGTTATTTGCGGATTATGCCTAACTTTAGTTGTATATAAATTAGAAGGTTCTACAGAAAATACATAGTCGTGTGTCGCATTTCCGTTCTCATCTGTATGATCTTCTATAAATGTATGTCCTATAATGTCGAACTGAGTTACTAAGTTATTGTGTATTGCCGGTTGTACTTCAATTGATATTCTAGGGTTAATAATTTTTCCGTTCTCATCTTTATCTTCCGAGTTAAGCCCTTCATGTCCTGTAAGCACAACGTGAAATCCGAGCTTATCTTTAACCTTTAATAGGTGCCTAATCGAGTTAACAATTAATTTAGATGTTTCCCCATAATCTTGAATTCTTGCTTTTTTGACTTGGTGCGTGTTCATCACATGAGTCAGCGTTATATCTCTTAACTTTTGTGCTGTTTCAATTACAACCACATCAAGTAACTTTCCTCTTTGTCTAGCTGTATTTACAATCGATTCAATACTCGCAATTGTGTTTCTAAAAGCAATGTAATTGTCGACCCTCTTCACAAAACCTTGCCGCGTTACTTGAGTGCCATCTTCGTGAATATCAATAATAAAAGCGTTGTTTTCTCTAGTGGCTAAAGTCGTCTTTCCGGTTCCTGATTTGCCATATACCATAATTGAATAATAGTTCTGAGTATCTTCGTTAATTTCTTCAATACCTAGTTCTTGTAAAATGTCTTGTTCCTCACTCATCACTTAATCACCAAACTTTCCGTTACCTTTAATTCAGCACCCGGAATATCTTTGCCAGCTTTCAAATCATCGATTAGTTGCTTAGAATTAAGTTTCGGGGCTTGTGATAGCCAATAATCCTTTGGAATAAGTTTTTCATCGATAATATTTTTACTAGCCCCGTTTTTACGCTTGTAAATATGATTAGTAGCTGTGCGGTAACTATCTACTTCCTGTGTTTCTAACATCTCTTTTAAGTAATCTCTTAATCGATCAGTTAAATTTTGTTTTTGTTTTTTTAAATTTTGAAGTCTCTTAATCTCTTTATCTATGACATCTATGTCACCTAATGTTTCACGTCTCCAATTGACGATGTTATCTACTTTGACATTCATTTCTGCTTTGATAGAATCTAATGTGTCTTTTAGTAATGTTGGATCTAATTCATCTTGATTAGACAACTCTTTAAATGCTTCTGATAGCTCATATAGATTAGCCATTAGTTAATCCCCCTCTACCATTTCATGACTAAGTTAATTAGTTTGTCCTGTTCGTCTGTGTTCTCTTCAATCCATTCATAAATAGATTGATTTAATATGTCTAATGCTGTGTATAGATCATTCTCATCTGTTATATTTATACTGT